ATTTCAAGACCAAATTTAGAAATAAAATCACCTTCGCCTTCCATACCAGTAAAATCTTCAAGATACATTTCAATCGGATATGCTCTTGTATATGCCTTGAGAGTATCTTCTCCATACAGATAATCCACTTCGTCTCTTGTGGATCTTGGAAGATAATACACATCCATTCCCGCCCATTGTAAAGCCTCAATAACTAAATCTTCAACGAGCAACTGCTCATTGGTAATTTGCTTTGCTGGAAAATTATTTAAATATAAATTAGTAGGCATTTATCAACCTGTGTATATTTCGCCAGGCAGAACATTGATGATATGCATTTCTTCTTCTAACTTATCCAATTCTGCTTTTGCTTCTTCCATAATTCTAGGTCCATCAAGAGTTACACCACCAGGCATTTGTATTCCCGCAAACTTTGAAAGATTGCTACCCCATTGATATTTAATTTTTGCCGTGGCGTATGCTTTCAGAAAACGATCACCCCAAACGTCAGACAATCCCTCAACAGTCATTGATACAGATGCATTTGTTGTTGCAGGAGCATTTTGGAGTTTGATTTCTGTGGACGAAACAATTTTGTCAACTTGAAGATTTTGTCCGCCAAAATTAACAAAATCTTTCTCTAAAATTTCTTGATCAAATATCGTTCCAGTACCAATAACTGTTGTATTTCCAGAATTCAGATTAACTGTACCTGTTAATGTAACTGTTTCTGGACGCAGTATACGATAGCACTCAATGATTACATATTCACCAACATTTACATCTCTAGACCAATCAATGTCTAAAAATACCTTATTTTGTTTCCGATTAAAACGAAACTGAGGTGTGCCAGAAAACAGAAGATTAAGTGTGCGAATATGCTGCATGGTAATTTCATATGAGACATATGAAACCGAAGTAAAATCATATAGATCATGCAGTCTTAATTGATAGCGCAAATCAAACATATTAATCGATGAGTTTGAGTCATCGAAAGGAAATACGCCAGTCACGAATGTAACAGCATCTGGACAGTAGATCCAACCACGATCAATGTCTTCCTGTGTGATTCGATGCTTCATGAAAATCTTCTCTGTACCATCAAAATGATAGTCATAGAAGTATTGAAGCGCATCGTCAATACGATCTTCTACTTGATCATCGTCTACGTTTATGTCTATTACGGGCCAGCCGAGTCTGCGAAGGCAATAATCTTTGAATTCGGCGCGAGTGCGTGGAGTAGCCATAGAGATCCTCTGCGGTTGATACTCTATTTATATTATCGCAGAAGTCTATTTTACTGCTCTAAAACAGTCTTTATAGTGTCTATAACGATGCTAGGCTCAACAAAGGCCTCTTCTTTAAACTCACATTGTTCCCACCACCAAAACTGCTTGTCTCTAAGATATTTTCGATCTTTTAATAAGTTTATGTTCTCTGGATGTCCAAATATGTTTGGGTCCGACTGACCCCAAATTACAATTCCAGGTTTACCTAAATCCCAGCAAAAATGTTGAAAAAAACTATCAACCGAAATCCATGTTTTACATTCTTTGACCAGCTCAGATAATTCAGTCAAAGATAGATTTTTTCTAAAATCATCAACCAATTGAACTTCACCTTCAACGCCAACTTGAACTATCGGCAGACTTATTTCTTTAATAACATCTTGCCAATATGGATAATCTTTTGGATGTTGTTTTCCATTTCTCATTTTTTTGGCCCAAGGAGCAAGAATAATCATGTTCTTTTCCTTACATAAAACTCTCTAAAGGCTTCTTCTAAAGAACCAGTCCAATTCCACTTGTCCATTTTTCCGTAGATATTGTAATCTCCATAACTGTCACCCAAAAGAAACTGCGCTTCGGCCAGACCTAGTCCAGGAAGGATTTCGGGATAACAAGTAAAAACAAGAGGATTGTGGATTTCTGGTAAGACCTTTTTGAATACTATGTGATCGCCCATACCACAGTCTAGAACAACAATCGTTTTATCTCTATACTGAAAAAGTTTATCGTCTCTTTGAAAGAATTCATGATTGTAATTTCTAATACCGCCGTCTGAATTTCTTAGATGCCAAGTGACGCAAGGTGTAACAAGAACTTTATAACCCGCTTTTTTTAGAGCATAAGTAAATAAAGTTTCTTCTCTGTGTGCGGCCTTAGATAAAGCCAAATTATAATCAACAATGTCTGCACGATAGAGAAAAGAGCAATGAAGATGATCGACTTCTTTTGTAAATGGAATATAACCCCATTGAATGTTTCCTTCATCATTAATTCTATCAATTAAGCCTGTTGCACTTACTATCACACCCTCGCTGATTGGTGGTGTCAATATTGATCCGCCGACAGCACCAACATTATCACTCAAAGTTTGTGCAAACAATTTTTCTAATACATCTGGCTCAGCAACAGTATCATCATCAAGTCGCCAAACCCAATCATAACCTAATTTATTTGCTTTTTGATGATTGTGATGTTGACCTTTTTTCTCACCAAAAACAACACCCCAATCGATGCCTTTATTCTCAAGCATTTTGAACATATAATTGTAATGTTGTTTTTCTCTTAAATCAATTGGATCATCATTATCATCAAAAATCATTAACTTGTCTGGTCTCTTTGTTTGATGAATAACCGACATAATTGTAAGAGGTAAGGTTGTATCATATCTACCTCTTGTTGAGATTGAACAAAGAATACTCATAGTTTTTCTGCTGCAACTGTCAGAATATTATTTACACCAGGGTTTTTTCGAATTGTATCTTCAAAGTGTGAGACGGTGTGAATTGCATAACCTTGTGAGTTCAAGAATGCACAAAGAGAGTCGGCATTGAAATGGTGAAGATGTTCATCTGGCCTTCGGTGTTTCCAGTTCATGAACCATTCTGGATCATCTGTAATGCAATTTGGTACAGATATCACAACATACTTACACTTGATTTTATCAAGAACATTTATGTCATCGAAGTGTTCAAGAGAATCAAAAAATGTTACAACATCATAATAGTTATTGTGTAATGATTCCTCTTTTACACAATTTGTTGGTAGATAATCATAGAACAAATCGTAACCAGCACAAACTTTAAAATACTTTTGACATGCACGAAGAAAGTCTCCGTTGCCAAAGCCAACGTCAAGTATACTGGAATTACTGTCTACAGGAAGAATTCCTTGTATGAAACCAAGTCTCAGATAAGAAAGGTAGTTTGAAAGTTCACCATAGTTGTTTCTTTCTACACCATAATCTTTGAAGAATTCATTTTTCTTTACTTGATGAATAATACCGAATTCATCTTTTACATAATTTTCCATTAATTTTCCTTCACGTTGATTATACTATCTTCATACTTATCTATTGCAATATAGTTCACATTGTCATAGTGAAAAAAGTATGCTGATTTGATTATCTTATTGATCCACTCTGAAGTTGCATAACACTCTACATTTCTCTTGTTAATTGCAGAAGCAAGGACCATACTTCCAGTATATGTGCAAATAAACTTCTTGCAAGAATATACAATGTTTATATACTCAAATATACTCTTTGTCCAATAATCATGTTTAACGCGAACACAATTGTCGTTATTACTTAATGCATATTCAACAAACTTATCTACGGGATGATCCTGAACTGTTACTGTTGTGAAATCTATGAAAGTCTTGTCTTGCCATTCAGGTAAGAAGATTGGTGTGTAGTATATTTTGGGGTAGTTGTTATGTATTTCTCCAAATACAGCCTGTTCTAATCTTGCCTGATAGTTTTTGTTTTCATGATTTATTGGATAAGTATTTTTTAGAAACTTTTCAATATTGAAATTATGTGGTCTTGCCGTATGCCCTTTGATAAAAGGATTCATATCAATCAATTGCTTTACGCCATCATTTCGGTAACCTTGATCTAAAGAAACATAGACATCATAACCTTTTTTCGTATAAATTTCAGGCAATGTTGAGTGTGCAAGATTGTCACCCAAACCAGGGTAAGTGTGTTTCAAAACAATCTTTGGTCTGTTAGATAATTCTGGCACAGGCACTCTTGTTTTCTTGAAGAGTAACTCATCATTTTTCTTGCTGTTTTCCTGTAAATCTATTTTCACCAATTCTTTATCGTGTGCGGTGCCTTCGCCCATATGCCAAAGGGGAAAATCCGTAACCATCATTTGACTGTTTGGATCAGGCTTGCAATATCCTAGAACCGATTTGATTTTGTATCCTTTGAGTTCTGCTCGATAACAAAACTCCATATCTTCTGAACCACCGACTTTAAAATCTTCATCAAGTAGTCCAATTTCAGTAAACAAGTTTCTTCGCATCATGACACAGAAAAATATTAAAAAGTTTCTGTTCATAATGGGTGAAAACTGAGGAGTCAGTCCAGTAACTCCCATATCAATATCTTCGTCAAATGGTTTACGCAGTCTTTCTAACCAACCGTTTTTATTGTGGTCTAAAACTGTAGTATCATTATTCAATAAAACAACAAATTCACCTTCAGCAATTTCAATGCCTCGATTTGTTGATCGTGCATAACCTAAAGGTTTTTGTGACCAGGCCCACTTGATGTTACCTGGATAATGATTATACATTGAATGTAGATATGCTAAAGTATTATCTGTGCAACCGTTTGCAGAAACACAAATTTCTATTTCATTAAGATTTGAATTGCGTAAAATTGAGTCTATGCAAGGCGCAAGAAAGTCGTTGCAATGATTATAGGTTGGAATTACAATGCTATATTTTTTCATTTAGTTGTATAAACCCTATAGTAA